GATATTTCATAGGTCTTTCCAGCTGCGAGTGAGAAGTTTGTACCGTCAGTTGCAATATTTCCACTTTCTGCCGTCCATCCAGTTAGGTCGCCTACTGCAGAAAAAGTCTGTGCTGTCTTCGTGTATGAACCATAATCCACAGTAGTTCCTGTAGCGGCAAGAAGTTGAGACCATCCTGTTGCAACAGCATCAGTAGTTTTGATGTACACCTGTCCTGTTCCATCCAATCGTCGGTATATGTCTCCACGAGAGCCAGTGACTACTGTTTCTGGTGAGCCGTTTCCGATAAACTCGTTAGCGTCCCCGTCAGAGTTTGCGTAGCGAGTGATTGCTTGAGTGTTTGCCTGTGCAGAGTTGACGTCAATAGGAAGGTTTGAGCCACCTGTTACGAGAGTCATATCTACATACAATCCTGTTGTTGTAGAAGTGTTAGTTGTTGTCTGTGGAATCAAATTGAGCAATCTCCACGACGCTGACTGAGCACCTGTAGCGTTTCCTTGGAAGGTGAGTGAGTTGTGTGCTGAACCAGAACCTGAATACACATCTGAGATAAAGGTGCTTCTGCGTGATACAACATTATTGCTTGAATCAATGTGGAAGTCGTCTGCTGTTGTTGAACCTACTCCGAAGGCGAGTGTTCCACCTGCTACCGCACTCACATATCCGACTGTTGGCTGAGTACGGAAGAAGAGTGTATCAGTTGAAGCTGACTGCATTGTAAGCAACGAGTCACCTACACTGGATAGTCGTACATTATATCCGCCAGTAGAAACACCGATGTTCGCTGTTGCACTACCTGTTCCACCGAAGAGGTCCATTGTTCCATCGGTATTGAGAGTCCCTATCAGACCGCTGTTTACAGTAAGTCGGACAGGTATAGCGTCTAGTGTTCCAAAAATGTTATCTACTCCATCAGTCAAACCAGAGTTACCTGTGAGAGCCCATCCTGATGTAGAAGCTGCTGCTGCCACCCATGATGTGCCGTTCCACAAGAATGGAATAAAAGTACCAACAGCAACATTCTGTCCTTCAACAGTAAGATCTTGAGTTCCTATGTTTTGTACTTGTATGAAGAACGTAGAGTCAGGCTGCATACCTAGTGGTAGTGTCATTGACTGAGCTGCAGTAGTTTGATTTATAACCCAGATGTCACTCATGAGACTATCAAAATCTCCCAATGTTCCAGACGCTTGGTCAGGGAATGAGACACGTGCAGGAAACTGCTTAACCATTGACCAGTTATCTCCGCCAACATTGAAGATAGTGAACTTCGCAAATAGAGGCATTGTAACAACACCTGATAGTGGACCTGGTGCTGAGAATATTGCTCCAAAAGTATTTTGTAGTACTACACTTGGTGATGCTGCAATGAACTCTATAACATCTCCTGGTTGTGCACCTGAAGGTAGGTCGTATGTTCCTGCTGCAAGAGCAACATAGTTTGTATTAGCGGTCAATGGAGTTGGAGCAAACAAAAGTTGCCATCCTCCTCCAATAAGCTTGCCAGATACAAATTGCCACGCTGCGGCTGTCACATTCCAAAAGAGAAGGGAAGATACTCCGATGTTTATTGGTTGTCCAAGGAGTTGAAAGGCTTCTGTTCCTGAGTTTTGAATAAAGAAGTATCGTGCCTCACTGGTTATGGTAGGAGTTGGAATAGTGAGTGTCTGTCCAAAGGATGTCTGGTTTATTGTTATGGATGTATATTGATCTACAGTTGCAGATGCAAGTCCAATGCTACCCCCAGCAGGAAAATCTCCAAGAGGTAATTCTCTTAGTTCTACCGCTCCCTCTAGTTTTAAATTATTATTTACCTCCATATATTATCCAATTACTGTTATATCTACCGTCGCTACGGGAGCGAGTGCTGTTAATGTCAGCGTATTCGCTGCGTATGAAGTTATTGGAAGTGCAACCTCATCACCGGTTAGGTTGTTGCGAACCTGCACGGTTACCGCTTCTGGCGTAGCAAGTGCTAGGTTGTGGTTTATTACGTTTGCTCCAGCTGCAAGAGCTTGTTGTATATAAAACTTACGCACTCCGGCCGTATATGTTGGAACTCCAGCGACTATCGTGAGAACTTCTCCGTTTGCCCCAGGAAGGATTTCGTTAATGATTCCTGCTGGTGATACAAAAAGAACGGCATTGTTTGTTCCTCCAGTGATTGGACCACCTATTGCTGGTGGTACTGCTGGGCCTCCTCCTCCTGGACTGCTGAGATACGACATATTACGGTTTTTTTAAGTTACTAATAAACGCATTGAGTGTTTCTATATTTTTATCGCTAATGCGTACAACATGATCAACAACTTTGTCAAGGACGTTGACTCTTTTGAACACACGATCATGCATGTCAGTCATTGTTTTTATATCCTCGATAAGCAAGTCTCTTTGAGCCATGAGAAGTTTTACTTCTCTTTCAATCCCACTAAACTCACTTTCGAGCTCATTCTTTTTGTTTTGTACCCCTGCACGGAATATGTTTAAGTCTTGGGTGAGTTGAGCTTTTTCTTTCACCATTTCGGCAATAGAGTCTACAAGTGTATTTGCCCTATTTTGAAGATCTGAATTTGACGCAGAGAGCGCTTGATTGATCTTTGTAACATTCTCTAAATCAGTCCGAGCAAGTGCAACTTCTGCCAGAGCCGTATCTCTTTGTTCAGCCCATGTCCTGAGCTGTTGATTTTGTTCTGGTGAAAGTTGATTAATCATGGTTAATATCTCTCTGACCAGTGGATGTTTCCTTCAAAGGTTCCTCCAGCGACCGTCAGAATGAAGTCCTGTCCTGGTGGACATTCAAAGCGTGGTCTGTTGTCCTCTCCAGGCTCATCTGTGAGTGTAAGCCCTTGTCCGGCATCAAGAGTAAATGATGCGAGTGTTGTTACTCCAGAGATTACATCTACAGTTCCTGCTCCACTAAGGTCACCTACTAATTCATGCACGTAGATCCATCGATCTAGAGTACTAGGTATGATTATGTTTGCTCCAGGACCAGCGCTGACTGGTTCGTTTATTTTCCTTGAGTGTGCATCTTGTAGCATTTTGGTTTGTAATTATTTTATAATCCGCCCTATACAACCCTCCGTAGAGGGCTGTAAGGATTGACTAGATAGTCACACCGTCACCCGCGCTCCACATCCAACCACGTAGGTCAGAGGCGCCCATAACTGAAAGACAGTTGAAGTTGAGAACGAGGTCCTGGTTACCGAGCAAGTCAACAACCGCAGGTTCTGCGCGTGTTGGCAATGCTTCGATGTACAAGAATCCGTAATCAGCATTCATCATGTTTGAATCGAACATACCCCAAGCAAGTCCTGTCAAACCTAGGTTCTCGTAAGGCGATAGCGCAACAATCTTGAAGGTTGAAGTCGCTGGCGCGTTATTGAATAGGTTTGTTTGCTGAGGAGCAAGACCTTTGTCAATCGTTCCCTTGATAGTTATCGCAAACTGTTCTGTAGCAGAACCCTTACGACAAACAAGTGTATCAAGAGTAGACATCAAAGGAAGTGAACGTCCGTCCTTCTTCAAAGCCTGTTGGCGACGAGCCGCGAGGAGTGAAGAGTAAGTGAACTGAGGAGAAGGGACAACATCGATAATAACGTTGTTCCATACTGGTCCTCCATCCTCCTGAGGGTGAAGTGTTGTCCAGTATTCTACTGCGTCAGCACCAAGAGTACTGATTGGAGTAGGTGTACCTACTGAGTTGATAGGAGTCCACACGAATGATGTGTTGAAGCCCTGAGCGAGAAGAGACTGACCGAGGTAGTTCTTCGCGTGCTCGAGAGCGTTCTTTCCATCAAGCACTTTCTGCTTAACAGTTCCTTTAATTTTAGCTGCTGAACTTTCAAAGAGGAAGAAGTTTGACTGGAAGGTCAGACGTACTTTCTTTGTAAAGTGCATTTGGACATAGTTTTTACTAAATCCTTGGATCGGAGCGTCAGACGCACCAACAGCACCATCAGGAATAATTTCAGCCATTCCAAGGCCAGTAACACCCGTGTCAGAGTAGATTCTTTGTCCATCTGCTACCTTATGCATAAAGTCCAAGTATTCAGCTCGAACTGTAGGGGATGTCTTCGGAGCGATGTGTTTGAGCACATTGTTCACGATTACAGCATAATCATTAATTGTACCTACCATATAATTTTACTACTTTAGGCTATTAAACAAATCGGACAATAATCTTTCGATCTGCCGCTGGACCGTATGGCTCGACCTGAACCACGACTCCGTTAGCATCATCAATACCAGTGTTGTCTACAGTGAGTGAGTCACTGAGGATCATACGCTGGTAGTTATGAGCTGCGTTTGAGTTGTTGAGTGAATCAACGACCCAAGTATCGTTCTCGAATACCTCAAGAGCAAGAACCTGTGCAAGGTTATCTGCTGCTGCGATTGATTCGTTTGCGACACCCATAATTTCTGATCGCACAGTGGTGTTCGTAGCAGGTACGACAAGACCGGCACCTGTTGTAGCAAGTACCTGGTTTACCGTAGTGACTGTTGCGAGCGCCTTATTCAACGGGGTTAGGGACCGCGTTGGATTTTTTATCTGAGATTGAATGAATCCAGTCATAGGAACAATATTTAGTTGTAGCCCCGAACTAAAGTTTAGTCAGAGAGGAGCTCAAGTGCTTTCTCTTCGGAAATCCCAGTTGCTTTGAGTTCGTCAATAGATTTCTGCATCTCAGGAGAGTATCCACCCTTTGCAATTGTCCCGCCAGGGAACTGCATAGCGTTTATTTTTTCCTGAACGTTAGCTGCTTTGAGTACTCGTTCCTGTATTGACTCTGATGGCTTGAACATGCTTTCTCTTGCGAGTTCTAGCACGGTCATAAGTTCTTTCCCTGTCTTGCCTGCCCAATTGTAATTGGTATCAACAAAGTCAAAGAATACTTCGCGCACATCTTCGTCTTTCAGATCAGCGTGTCTCTCAAGGAACTTATCAACAGTACTTTTGGTATCTGCTGCAATTCTTTCTTGACGGACGATCTCAGCTATATCCTCTTTAGTAGCACCGCCGAGTTCTTTTAAACGTTCTCGGTCAGCCTTTAGAGCTGGGTCCTCATCACTATCCTTAGCCGGTTCTACACTCTTAGTGAACGAGTTATTAATTTTATCGGTACCATTAAGCGTCTTGAGTTGATTCTTAGTGGTTGCTATCTGCTCCGATAAGTGCTGCTTCGCTTCTGGAGAGGTGGCTGTTTTTCGTCTTTTTACGAGATCAAAGAGTTCAACACGTTTTTCATAGGACTCGTCTGATTCGAATTTCCCTTTATTGGGGATACGAAACTCATACTTCTCTTCCTTTGGCTCTTCAGCTTGGGGGTCACTGGCTTCCTCCTCCTTCTTTTCCGGCTCGGGAGTGTTTGGCTCCTCTTCCTTAGTTTCAGGTTCAGCTACTGTTGGTTGTTCCTCTAGTGCTTTTCCAGCTTGTACAGCTTGGATTGAATCAGCTAACTCTTTGTCGAGGGCTGAATCATCGTCTACTGCCTCTATTGTTTTGTCTGGGTCCATGTTTTTGTATCCGGTTTTATCGTAAACCGTGGACGTATGGTTACTATTAATGATAAAGCCCTTTGGCTAATCTTGTCAATGCCTAATCTGCCATTTTAATGGTCGACTTCACGCGAAGTAGCTTCGATCTGAGTGTATCGAGGTTCATACCTCCTTCTTGAATAAAACTCAGTGCGTGCTTCTGGAAGTCTCCTTCGATAGAGTCAGTGTCGGGACCTATAGTGTGCGCGTGCTTAATAGGCACGATGACCACATAGAGCTCCTTGTCGTCTACTTTGTAAAATAGGAAGTTATCAGATGGCTTGAATATCTTATGAAAGACCTCAAGAATATCCTCTCTACTTACTGGCTGTCCGCATTCTCTATTAAAATACTCCGGAGCAGTGTCTCCACCCTTCGGTGCATAGAAGTAATCCTTCTCTTTAACCTCTTCTCCTAATGTGTTTCTAAGGTTAATTGACTTCTTCTTTGCTTTTGGCTTCTCTTCAGTAACCGCTGGCGCTTTCGTTTCTACTGGCGTTTCTTCTGGCGTCTCTGTCACTTCACTTTCTTCTGGTTTTTTTGACATATATAATTATCCCATTATACGGGTGTTATTAATTACTCACTATTTAACTCTAGCATACGTCCCGTGGTACTTCTGACACGCGGTGACGTATGCTTGATGAGCTTTCAGTTTTGAATCGAACATTCCTTCATATTTTTTTTCTCCATTTACTCCAATGTAAACAACCCACGCTTTTGCTGCGACATTCCAACAGACGCCTTTATATCCGGATGTGTTATTCTTGTTTATTTTCCTATTCTTCATATTTTGAGAGTGAGTAGCCAAACGTAAATTCTTCCTCCGGTTATCTAATCCATTCCCATTTATGTGATCTACAGATTTGTTTCTAGGGGCTCCCAGTATCAAACGATGCATCCATATATTTGTTTTCTTTCCTTTTAAAGAAACCTCGCGCATAGCATACATACAGTCGTGCTTTTTGTTGGAATACAAATACCACTTCACTTCATTCATAGTTTTGAAATCTTTGTCATCAACTAGTGCGTATTTGCCTTGTGTGAGTTTAATTTTTTTCACGGTATTTTTATGTTTTTGAAAAATGCGTAGAATGATTTAAGAAACGTCTCGTTATTTTTTTTAATCGGCTTCATCTTGTCACGTGCTTTTTTTATGTATTGAACAGAAAGAGTTTTTATCGGCACGTCTTTTTTTATCTCCGCAAGACGCCACGCTTCTTCAATGAGTGCAAACTCCACAGGGAGCGGGTGCTTGTAAGTAATGCGGATTTCATCTCCTTTTTTTATATCCTTATCCGCAAGACATCTCATCTGTCTTTCAACCTCAACAACGTCTACTCTGTCGCTCTCTACAAAAATAGCTTCAAGTGTCTGACTATTTATTTGAGAAGAAAGTATTGTTCCCATTTCATCTGCTGATATGACAAACGGTTTCCCATCTGTAGGAATAAACTTCATGAGCTTCTTTTCTTTTGCCTCTTTAGAATAATTCACTTGAAGTGTGTACCCGTCTTTTTTTAGTTCTACTGCTTTTTTCATATTATGCTTCTGGTGGCTGTTCGCCGTTACGTATTGCATCAATGCTTACTACTAATCGTTGTATTAAACTTGCCTCAATCTCCAAATGGAGAGCGTTCACTAGCGTGGAAAACTCAGTATCAGATAGAATGCTAGTCAGTTGTGTTCTATTTCTACGAAGCAATTCTATTGCCCCTTGATAGTGATCGCTTGTCGCAAACGCTATAACCTTCTGGTTCATTGATTGCTCGTCCAAATTCATGGTTTTATAATTAACTCTTGTAAGATTGGAATCATACGGTCTTCGTTCATTTTACCTCTTGGGTGGTGAAAATGACATAGGCTTATCCCATTGGAGATGACATACCTTAGCCTTGGGAAGTCCCTCCAGTTATAGATATGGTGTGCTTCTAGTTTCCCTCGGCATTCCAGGTTTTTCATTTTACATATCCATCCGTCTCTTTTTTTAACCTCCAACATCCAGTATTTATACTTTGTGTCGTACATTTTTTGTCTATCAACCTTTAATAGGCTTCTGTCTTTTATAAAATTTCCATTACCATTTCTATTTCCTTTCAACCGTTCAGACATCTTCTTTTTTGTCTCTGCTGTGTGCTTTCTCCCAAGCCAGTACTTGTTTCCTTTTTTACTTTCTCCAACTTTCTTTTTAAATTCTTCTGATCTCTTCTTTCCTAGAGAATATTTATTTCCTATTGGTGCTCCTCTAGGCATACTATTGCTGTGCGCCCGCCCTTCCTACGCTTGCATCGATAGCACTCATGAACGGAGTCTGTGGACGAGGTAGTTCCTCTGGGTTCTGGGGCTGTGTTGGATCAGTTCCGTCTTGAGACATCTCTTGTCCTATAGGCATCATATCGCCTGTCGGTGGAACACCTTCTCCCGAAGCCATGCTCTGCATAGCCGTATTCTTCGCATCCATTTGCATCTGCTGTTGTTGCATTTGTGTTTGGATAACGGATGGTTGTTGCGCGATAATCGCATCATAGTCTCTCTTAGGGATGTAGTCATATATGTTTTGGTTTTGTATATCAAGCAACTGCTCGAGTGCTTTTAGTTGAGATGCCGCAGCTTCTGGGTCTTGATTACGAAGTGAGTAAATTAAAGTGATCTGGTTGGTGATCACCGGGAATAGCGTCATAAATGTCTGCTTCTTAATTTCAAGAGAAGGAAGAAGCATCGAGTCAGGGTCAATAACAAATTCTACGTAGTCAGATTTGTGTCCGTATGTATCCATCTCGTCGAACAACTTTTTTGCTGAAATAGTTCTTGTCGGCACATCCTCCATCATCTCTCCGTCAGGGGTGAAGTCGAAGTTGAGTCTAAAATTCTTTGATGCTGCAACAGCATATCCTTTCGGCTTCATGTTGTCGTCAACAACTTGTTGTGATTCTACAAAGTAGTCTGGGTTTTGTTTTGTAAACTCAGCAAGCTTGTCATCGCTGTCGATCATAAATACTTTATCAACAGGATACATCTCACGCATCCATGAGACGGCGATGCATGCGTCTGTTTGTAGTCCTTCAACAACAGAGTTCTTTGGTGGAGTAAGTCGGTTGTACGCAGCTTCTTTAAGAATCACAGTTGAGCCAAGTGTGTTTGATGCGTCTGCTCCAGCAACAATATTGTTTACACCTGTATTCTCTTCAATCGCTTGCTTCTGTTTGTCTCCAAAGATAATACCTTGCTGAACGTTTCCAGATGTTTTTATAACACTGATATCTGTACCCGGATGCTTTGGGTTAACAATGTTCGGTCCTCGTTTGTATGTTGCTGTTCCGTTCTGAACCTGCGCTCCGAAAAGAAGTGGGAATATTTCCGCTTCTACCTGCTGTGCGTTTAGTGAGTTGATGTAAGTAAACAACGCAGTGTTTCCACGCATGAGTTCGTAAAGACCAACGCCGTACGGGTCAACCTGGTTCTTTGTGAAACAGTGAGCAACAACAACAGAGCCGTAGTTCTCATCGTTCGGAAGTTCTCCATCGTAAATAAGCATCTTCCCGCATTTCACTACATAGCGATTAAGTAGAACGTTCTCGTAGTAGCCAATGGTTACGTGGGTTGCACTCTTTTCGTAGTTTTCCTCCTGAGCCTCTTCAGAAATAGAACAGTACTCAAGCTTCTTTTTATTTTTCGCTGCTTGTGGATACTTCTCAAAGAACTCGTCCTTGAGCATGTCCTTTTCGTAATACACTTCAAACTGAGACCAGTAGTCTCCGTTGTTAAATCCTAGCCCGAGCCATGTCCTTTTAGGATCCATTGGTTCTCGGTACACGTCATCAAAAAGTATCTTGTCGACCCCGTTACGTTTAACCTGCACTCGTCTTGGGTATACCCTCCAAGCTGTCCATCCGTAGGTAAATAGGTTTTGGTACACCTGCATCAATGTGTTTGCACCATTTGCCCCTTTCTGTAGCCAGTTTCTCTTCCATAGTTCATAAATAGCCCTTGAGAACACCTTGTCATCTGAAATAACCTCTGCGTCTGGTAGTTTCCCTGCCAGAACACTCGTCGCGATCATAATTTTACTGAAAGCAATAGGTTCTGCCGATACCGGTACTCCAGATCTATTCTGGTCGCGCCCGTTTAGCTTCATTGGATAGACTGAGTAGTCGTATGCTCCTCCAGCTATCTTGTTGTAAGTAAGCACTGAACCCCATCCCTGCTTCTCGTATATCTTCTCGCCGTAAGAAACAACAGTATTTACAAGATTTGTGTCAATTTCGTTCGCAAGTACATCGAATTTAACTCGATATATCGATTTTTTGAACATTTCTTTCTTTTTGTCGACAAATTCTACCGCTGATTTGCTTTTATCTTCCTTTTTTGTCAGTTTTGCGCCCGAGTCGTCGTCCATTACTTAATAGTAGTCGGTATCTGGTAGATAAGTCAAGCCTCC